CCAACATCCGAGCTATTTTGTCCGAGTTAAGCGTAATTGTGGTTAACAGCCGAGCAATATCTCCCGCTTGTGTTGGGTCAAGTTTTTGAAATGGAGATTCAACCTTGTGCAAACATTTTGAAAATTCAATTTCTTTGTTCCTCTTGAAAATTACAACTTTTTCGCACCGGTTGTTGTTAAAAAAATTCTTTGCAACTCTTACGGCGTCAGACTTGTAATAATGATTTTCACAATAGATTAATTCTTCAGCTTTATTTTTTAAGGCAACCATCCAACGATTACCATCTGGTTGATCTTCGTCATGAAAGACCTCAGTTAAATACCAATTATCTTCAAACAAATCATAGTAATTGTTTTCCATCACTCGACCCCCTTTAACTTGTCTTGACGGTGGTTCAGAAGGCTCAGAACATCGGGCAGAATCTGCTTGTGATATTCGTCAAGCTTCGGATCCGTTTGCAGAAGCTTTTGGATTGTGATCCAAGCCTCCAATAACTCAATTCTGGTTGGTTCCATCACTACCCCCTTGGGCGGCTTACGCCGCCACTATAGTCGGATGAATTGCTCGCAGCTTCTGGCACCGCTCCCAGAACCGTTTCCCGCCAGCCACTATATTAGGCTCATCAACATAATGGCCTTCTAGATAATCAATGTGCGCTCGGTTATCCAAGTCGCCAATGAAAAGACTAAGAAGATCAACATCGACCTCGGTGTTTTTCTTAATCCTTTTGCTGATAATATCATCGACGAAAGCGTTGTATCGATCTCGAAGCCCGTCTTCGTTTGGGACTGTGTCAGAGCATTCAACGAAATTTGCCAATTCTGAATAACAGTAATCTGTCATTCTCCACGCTAAACCAAATTTTACTTTTTCCATGTTGTCACTCCTTGCTGTTTAAAACTACGTTAACCTCAACCACAAAAAGATTATCGCATCTTACCAGTAAGATTGCAAGGGGTTTAAACAATTATTTTAAATTATTTTCAGCATCAAAAATGGCGCGTTTGACGGTCAGGTAACAGCTTCCGAATCTTGCGCCAATCCGCCTCAGCGACCAGCCCTGATTGTGCCGGTCTAGGCAAGCAGCCTCAAACTCTGCCCGAGTTTCAAAGATGCCAGTGGCTTTGGGCCGTCCCGGCAGGCCAAGCTTTTCTCTGATCTTGTGGATCCGAGGGCGACCCTTTTTCATAGGACGAGTTGAAGAGGAGTTCATTTGAACAGCCTCTTCCAAAACGGCATCCACTCCTGCTCGTTCATTACGTTCTCAAGCGTGGCCTTGGGCTTGCGAATGGACTTGTGCGCCATCTGCTGTCGGATCCGGTACATCTTGTTGCTGACAGCCTTTTCGTTACGACCAAGCCGCTCTGCCATCTCAGAGATTGGAGTGCTTTGCTCAACCATGTTGAACAAAAGGTTTAGTTCTTTTGCGGTCCAGTGGACTGATGTTTTTCTCATGACGTTTCCTTGCTGTTTCATGTGGAACCTTAAAATGGAATTGAGTCGTCGAACTCGTCGGTTGCTGGCTCTTGAGTTTGTTCAACCCGGGCCTGTTGAAAATCTGGATTGTCGCTCCAGAATATTGTGGCGTTGCCAACGAACGGCATCTTGACCTTCTGGTCCCGCTCGTCCTTGGTGGCCTGCTCTTTGACCCCACCGTTCTTACCGTACTGGTCGGGGTTGCTGTCGATGAAAACCGTTAGGTTGGCGTAGGTGCCCTTAGCGCCTTTGTACAGGCGCGACTTGTCCAGCTTGCTTACATCGATTGATAAATTAACGCCGATTGTGCTCATGCTTCTACTCCGTAATGTGAAATTCTAAATTCTGACGTTTTAATCGTCTTTTGTTCGTTCGTGGTAAAACAACCGCCTTTACTTTGAGCGCGCCACAATTGTTCTTGCTCATCTTTTGTCAACTCGTACCAAGCTTCGGATGCGCTGCTAAGGTCATCGTTAGCTATGCCTTCCTTGACAGCGATAATGGTGTCTTTATGTTTCCAGCAAAGTTCTTTGTAAGCGTCAATATCGAGCACCGAATTATCAACCGGCTTCTGCTCAACGGCTTTGACGTTCCCGGCAAGACTGTTTCCGTCATCGTCATTTTGCGCGACATTGGCAAATGCTGACAAAGAATACCGGCGAAGGTAGGTGATAAGACTGCCAGCAGCTTGTGCCGGGTTTTTGGCGTTAGGATCAATAGCCATCGAGACTTGATCTGACATCCACTGACCGGATGTATGGACTAAGGTAGTGGTAACAGCTATCTCACCGTCTGGGCCGGTTGACGGCGCTTGTATGACGGCTATGCCTGCTTCCGTGAAAGCTGGACGGACCACGTCAATTACACCGGCGAGGTCCGCGTACTTTGATTTGAAAAAGTCGTTTTTCACAGACTTGGTTGGGTTTTGGATAAGACCTTGGGCAACTACAAGTGCAGTTGCCAGTTCGTTGATTTGTTCGCTCATCTTCATGCGTAGTTCTCCGTGAACTCTTTTTGGGTTGAATTAAACTTAAATTCAAAATCTTCTGGTATGCCAAGGTCGCCCCAGTGACAATCAATGTAATCGTCACAGATGGGGAATCCGTTGCCGGTTAGATCGTCTAGGCTCCACTCGATCCACTGGAAGAACTCCGGGAACTGCTTGATCAATACGGTTGAAGCAACTTTAATTGCTCTGGAACGAGCCTTGATTCCTTCGAACCAAGCGCCGTGATCGTCGTTTTGGATTACTGTTTTGACGTTACAAAGCTGCTCGTAGTGGCACCAAAGCGGATACCACGGCTCTTGAGTTTCATCGTAAAAATAATGACGCCGGTTTAAAATTAATGGCATGTTGTTAACCTCTTAAATTGCTGGAAATCTGATTTTAACATTAGATTTTGACAAAAGAAAAGCTTTTTTTTAACATCGTGATGGGTTATGGTTCGCCAACGGAGGAATTACTTATGAACAAAATGGATATCAAAGACTACTTTGAAGTCTTCAATTCAAACGCAAAGAAGCTGTCATCAGACATGCAGATCGACTATCAGAAGTTACGCCGAAGGATCAAAAAGCCTGACATTGCGATACAGGTTGATCTGGATGAGCAGTTTCGTCCCTGCAAGCTGTACTTTGAGTACCGAGAGGAAATTGAACGTGCATAAAAAAGCCCCGTGTGAGGGGGCTAATTTATGCCCATTAAGGGAATGGGCGGGAGCGTTATCCAGCAAGGTTAACGGCGTCCATTGTAGTCCACAACAGTCCGATGCACAACGAGGATCAGAATGATTACGATAAACAATTGGTCAAAATTCCAAAGCTACAAAGACCGCAAGCCACCGTGGATTCGATTCCACCGCTCCATGCTAGACAACTACGATTACCAAATGATGTCTGCCGAATCACGCGCACTTTTGCCGATGCTGTGGCTACTGGCTTGTGAAGATGAAGACCCGACCAGCGGTGAAATCAACCTCGAAGTCAAAGTGATCGCTTATCGGTTACGCCGGGACGAAAAGGCCATCAAGAAATCGGTAGCCGAGCTGGAAACCTCTGGATTTATAGCATGTGCTGATTCCGTAACGAAACCGTTACGAATCCGTAACGAAACCGTAACAGGATTCCGAAAAAATGTACCTACAGAGACAGAGACAGAGGCAGAGACAGAGACAGATGCTCGCCTTGCTCGTCTGGGGGTTGATAAGGCGCTCTGGATTGAATATTTAGGAACAAGACGGAAGCTCAAGTGCAATAACTCAGAACGAGCGATCAACACTTTGGTCAACAGAATTGAAAAATTGGTCCGTGAGGGTCAAGACGCAACTGCAATGCTTGAAGAAGCAAACGCACAATCTTGGAAAACAGTTTATTCAGCAAAGGAAGAAAAGCATGAACCCACAGCACTACAACTCGCAACGAACACCGACTGGGCAATCGGATTCATTCAAACTGAACCTGATCAACAAGGTGTTTGGGATGATGAAGGTGACATATCCAAACTTCTTGAGGGACCAAGATGAAACAACCGCCAAGCGGCTTTGGTGGACCCACATCGAGAACATTGACCCGGTCAAGATCGAGAAGGCTCTACGCGACATGGTTGACGAGTATCCGAAGTTTGCTCCGACCGTTGGTGAGTTTAAGAAATTGTGCAGAGGACAGGCGTCTGCTGAGAAGCCGCCTCAAGGTCTGCCGATCTGCCCAAAGTGCAGGTCATATACGATCACTCAGCGTCACTTTGATGTCTGTGAGACGGGTTCTGTCCAACCAGAGGTCTTTCCAAGGGTTGAGCCGGGAGAGGCTAGGAAGGCTTTAGCGGAGCTTCTAGGATGGTAGACCGATTTGAAGAAATGCGTCAGGACGTTATTCAGTTTAATCGAAAGCACCCCGATGTTTGGAGGC